GTGCTGCCAGCAGGGCGGTGACCCGGCCACGGCGTCGAAGTTCTCGGCGATCCACTGCGGGTCCAGGTCTCGCAGGTCGGCCTGGATGAACTTGTACGGGTAGTTCGGCTGCGGGTCGCGGTCCACGCCGACGACCTCGAACCCGGCGGCTGCGTAGCCGTCACTGGCTAGGCCGGCCTTGCAGCAGACGTCCAGCAGTCTCGGCCAGCTCATGCCGCCCTCCCGATGTGCCGCCCGTTCACTGGCGCGCACCGGGCCTGCCGTGCTGCCTCATACGCGGCCCGGTGCGGCTCCGGATGCGCCTGGTCCCATGCGCGGAACTCGTCGCGCTCCGGGACCTGCCACAGCGGCGTGCGCGCGCTCGGCGGCATCACGGCCCGGTTGCGGCGCTGCTGGCCCCACTGCCACACGACGATCAGCAGCAGCAGGCACGCCGCGGGTGCGACGGTCACGGCCAGGATGACGCCGGCGAACAGCGCGGGCGCGGCCCAGCGTCCGACGCCGTAGTCCGCGGCGCGGGCCAGGATCGGCAGCGATGCGGCGAGGACCGCGCCGACGGCGGCCAGCTCGACGGCGGTGAGGAGGTTGCGGCGGTTCATGATGCACGCTCCCGTTCGGCCTGGGCCGCGCCACGCAGCGCTCCGATGACCTGCTCGGCGGTGCGGTCCGGACTGTCGTTCCAGACGCTGATTGAGACGGCCGCGTTGACGAAGCGACGCAGGGCCTGCCGAGCGTCGTGAGCACTGGGGGTGATGTCGTGCGAGCCGGTCGGGCCGATCGGCTGTCCGATCGTCGCGACGTTGATCGCTCCGTAGGCGTCCACGGGGCTTTCGGCCGGGGGCTTGCCCGAGTCTTCGTCGTAGTACCACTCCTTGTGCAGCCCGTTTCGCTCGATGACGTCGGCGGCCTTGTCGAGGATGGCCGCAGTCTCGGCGCTCATCGCACTGCCGCCTCTCGGTCAGCAGCGGCGGACTCGGCGCGGCAGCCCTCGCAGTGCTCGTGGTAGTCGTCGTCCTCGTGGTCGTGGCCGACGGCCACCTCCTCGGGCGTCTCGTCCCACATCTCGTCGTTGGACGGCATCGGCGCCGACGGGGGCGCCAGCATCGGCACCTGGACGGCCGTGACGGCGTTCGGGCCAGGCTTGACGCCGATGTACTCGGCGGAGGTCGGCACCCACTTCTGGAGCCGGTGCACGCCCGTCTTCAGCCACATCGACTCCTCCCACTTCACCCATGGGGAGTTGGCGCCGCTGGAGCCGTCGTTCATGGCCTTGGCCTTGTCGATGTCCCCGCGGTTGAGCACCACGACCTTCGACACGCCGCCGGCCTTCATCAGGGCGTAGGCATAGACGAACTTCAGGGCGCCCCGGTCCTCCAGGTCCCAGTTGATGAGGTGCAGCGGCCGGTCCATCGGGCCGTGCCAGCGGGGTGGACCGTCCGGGCGCGTGTCGAGCTGGCCCGGGTTCCAGGCGAACAGGTCCCGCTCGCGCACGACCTCGACGACGACCGATGCGGCGGCACCCGCGCGGTAGATCAGTTCGATCTCGCCCTGGTAGCCGCGCTGCCCGCTGACGATCTTCTTCTTGGCGTTCTTGTCGTAGCGCGGGATCAGCCAGTACTGCTCGGTCCCGGGCTCCAGCCCCAGCCGGGCGGCGTCCATCATCGCGGCCATGAACGCGCCCATGTCGTTCTGCGCGGCCTCGGCCAGTTTCGGGTTGCGGCGCAGCACGCCGACCGCGACGCGGACGAACGCCTCAGGCCTCATGTGCGACGGCAGGACCATGGCGAACTGGTCCTTGGACTGCTGCACCACGGCGGTCGGGGAGTTGTCGCGGACGGCGAGCGCGCCGCTGATGGTCTGGCCGCTCACGCGATCACCTTCTTGTCGGATTCGGCGGGGATGTGGACGAGGAACGGGGCGGCGTCACCCCGGCGCTGACGGCGGGCGATCGGCTCTTCCATCCAGGTGGCGCGCCGGCCGGGGCCGATGGCGTCCATGACGCGGGCGGTGTACATGCGCCGCGCCTCGACGGCCTCGTCGTAGGCCTTCTGTGCTTCCAAGTACGGCAGCGCCAGGTCGCGCTCCAGCTCGACGTCGTAGTCGTCGATGCCGGGCGCCATCTCGCGGATCGCCGCGTACGTCTTCTCGTGCGAGTCGATGGCGGGGCGGATGTTGTCGTGCAGGGTCTGCATGAACGCGGCCCCGCGCTCGATGAGGATCGCCGCCTCGGTCTCGTCGTACTCGACGACGAACTCGGCGTACTCGCAGCCGAAGAACAGCACCGAGAAGCGGACGCGCTTGGCCCGGAACACGTGGCAGTACCACAGGCCTTGGGCCCGGTAGTAGACCGGGACGTCGTCGGAACCTTCCGGTCCCCAGCCGGTCCTGGACCGGGCACACTTGCCCTCCCAGATCTCGGACGGCAGCGGGAACATCCCGGCCGGGAGCGTGCCAGCGGGGTATAGCAGCCCGTCCGGATTGGCGACCATGAACGACTGCTCAGCATCACGCCAGGTGCCGACGTCGCCGAACACCGCAAACTCGGGGTGCCGCTTGGCGAACTCCGCGCGCAACTGCGGCTCGTGGATGCGGCCCCAGTACATCTCGCCGTTGTCCTCGACCGGGCCGATGCGGCCGGCCTTGCGGTGCCACAGCGAGAACGGGGACTCGAAGATGGACAAGCCGAGCGCTGCGGCGATCTCGGAGCCGCCGAGGGCACCGGCTCGCGCCTGGTGCCACTCGGGGCTGCCGGTCTCGAACCGGCCGATGAACTCGGGGGCCGTCACACCGCCACCCGCTCTCGCCACACGTGCAGCCACCGGGACATCCGGCCGCGCGGCCTGGCGCTCATCAGCGCCGCGACGTAGCCGGTCTCCGGCAGCGGCACACGCACCGCGGTGCCCAGGTCCAGCACCAGCGCGTCCCAGGCGTCCGCCTCGGCGTCGAGCTCGCCCTCAGTGGGCTCACCGTCGCGGGCGGCGCGGACGACCGTGCGGTGCGCGGCGGCGTAGGCGTCCCAGGCGTCGAACAGGCCGTCGTCGGGGTCGGTGGCCTCGGCGAGCCGCTGCGCGATGTCCAGCACCAGGTCGTCCACACCGGGCCCGGACAGCCATGCGGCGCCCCGGGAGCCACGGCCGGACGGCACGTAGGCGGCGGACCATTCACTGGCGAACATCAGAACCCCCCATGCGCGTGTGGTGTGCGGCGTCGTCGTACAGCTCGGCCTTGCGGTCGTGCATGGCGGCGAGGTCGCGGCAGTTGCGGTCCCTCAGGTTGCTGGCGATGTCGCGCTCGGCCTTGGCCTGCGCGCGCAGGTGGCCGTCGACCTGCCTGACGGCAGAGGCCTCGATCTCGGCGGGCAGGGCGCCTGCTGTGCTCATGACTGCACCTCGGCCCAGATCTCGGGCGCCCGCTTGGCGAGCTGGTTCAGCAGCTCGGCGGTGCGCATGTGCGAATCGGCGAGGCCCCTGGCGGTGGTGCCGTAGACGTCGGTGGCCAGGACGCGCTGTCCGGAGGCCTGCGAGAACAGCAGCGCCAGGGCCCGGTCGCGGGCGATCTTCTCGGCGGACATCACGCACCGTCCTTGGTGCCGGTGCCGTCCGGCTTCAGCCAGACGAGATCCTCCGGCCTGAACATCCGGATCCCGCCGCTACCGCTGTTGCGGTCCTCGTCCAGCAGCACCTCGTGCATCCGCGGTCCGAATGCGATCAGCGTTCCCTGCTTGCCGAGGTGCGGACTGTCCCCCTTGATGCGCAGGCGGTCTCCCGGGCGCGGCAAATCGTCGTTCTCGGCCAGCTGCTCAGCGCGGTCGAGTTCTTCGAACAGCAGCGCGGCCTCGATCTGCTCGATCAGCTGCTCACAGCGGTACGCCAGCTGGTGGTTCAGCGCCGCGGCCTCGCGGTGGTCGCTGTAGGTCTGGAAGGCCATCAGCGCGGCCGGGCTGGCCATGGCGGCGGTGTGCCGCTTGGTCTCCCGATCGGCCTCGGCCCCGATCTCGCAGAGCTTCTCCACGAGCAAGGCGATGGCGTCGGTCCGGATGTCGTCGGCGCTCTTCACAGCGACCTCCCGCACAGCTGGGCCGCGACGATGAAGCAGTGGCTCCAGTGCAAGCGCGCCCCGAACTCCAGGTCGAGCAGCTGGTGACACTCGGCCGTGACCTCTTTCAGGTCGTCGCGGCGGGCGGTCAGCGCCTGGTCGATCGCGGCGAGGGCGGCGGGCTCGTCGATCTGGAGGCCCTTGTCGCCGACCGTGATGGTGACGTCGGCCAGGTACAGCAGCTCGGCCGTGGCGCCCTGCGACAGGGTCACGCCGTGGATGGTGAGGGCGGTCATCGCGCACCTGCCTTCGGGCACACGACGTGCACGAACAGCTGGTGGCACAGGATCCGCTCGAACGGACGCGACGGCTCGCCGATGGCGAACGGGCGCCCGCAGCAAGCGCAGTCCTCGCCTTCGAGCTGCTCGATGGTGTAGGCGCCGGTGGAAACGGAATGCGGGTAGGCGGCCATCAGAACGGCGCCCCTTCCCCGGTGCCCCACTGCGCCTCGCTCATCGCGTCGGCGTAGGCGTCGGCCTCGCGGTCCGCCTCGGCCAGCTCCTCGCCCGTCATGACGTCGTGGATGGTTGGCTGGCCTTCGCGGTCGGCCTCCTCGGCCAGCTGCTCCAGCAGCCCGCGCTCGATGGCGTCCGTCAGCAGCGCCAGCGTGAAGGCGCGGGACCCGGCGACGCTTGCCAGGGCCGATGCCTTGCTTCCCGCAACTGCCGGTCCGAAGTACGTCACGCGCTCCTGCTGAACCATGGCTTCGCGGGCCAGCAGTTCCAGCACGTAGTTGCGGTCGATGTCCGTCATCACGCCACCTCGCCCTTCGGGCACACCTGGTGCCGGTACACGTTCCACATGGAGACGTGGGCGTGGAAGTCGGGCCGGCCGTCACCGAGCCGGAACGGCTGCCTGCACCTGCCGCAGGCCTTGCCGTCGAGCTGGGCCACGGTGTAGCGGTCGGCGCCCGACGCCAGCGGCTTGCGCCCGGCGGTGAACGGCGCCAGCTCGGCCAGTTGCTTCAGCAGGTTCTCGACCTCGGTTGCCAGGTCGTCGTACGCCATGACCAGCGTGTGGACGGTCGCGGCGGCCGCG